GTAACACTTACTCCTGCAGTTAATTCTCCTGTTCCACCTGTGGTATGTGTTCCATCTTGTGTCTCTGAAAATCTAAATGGATGTCCACTATTACTTGAGTCACTTTGATCAAATGTATAGGTTCCACCTTGCATGAAACCACTGTAATTATAATATCGAGAATACGTTCCACCAGATGTTTGTGAGAACACAAAGTAATCACTACCACTTATATTCTGAACTTTTACATATATCGTTCCACTACTAGTTGTTGTTAGACTTCTGGTATTGCTTGTCGCAGTAGTTTCTCCAACATCATTAAGGGTCACACTCTCTGGTGTTTCCATAGTAAAGGATGTCATTTCTGGCATAGGATCAAGTTGATATACTTCTTTATCCCATGTAGCATTTTTAACTACGTTTAATGCTCGTAGTTGATTTATAAGATTGCTTTGATACGCTGCAGGGCAATCAAAAGCAAGCATCTGAAATGATCTGAATTGTTCGACAAAGGATAAGTAACCATATAGTTTCAAGATCTCTGCACATGCTTGATCTATACTATAGTTGTCATTGATCCTTACTATTACCTTCTTCATCCTTTGGTACAATAAGTCCTTCAGATATATTTATGAAGTTCCGTCTCCTGCCTTTGCTAACAGTTTTTGAACTTCACCTTCTGAAATTTGCTTACCCATTCTTTCCACAGGTTTGCAGAACTTTATATCGTGCTTTTCGTCAAACACAAACTTAGTTCTTAGGTGTGTTCTATCTCTTTCTACAATTAAATGATATGAGTGTCCATACAAATTTGAGGAGAATCCTATTGATATGATACTTCTACCATCATACAGATCTCCCACTTTGTAAGGGCACGTCTCTGCAGTTCCATCAAATTTAATATGGAACTGCCTAGAATTTACGTGTTCTTGTTGTCTTAGTTCACTTGATTTCTTCAGTGGCATCTTCTTCTTTGAGTGTCATGTTAAGTGCTTCGATTGCACCTTCAAGTCTCAACGTTTGCTCTTTACGAGTGCTTAGTTGTTTTTCCAGTTCTACGATTGTTGCTTTTTGTTCTTTCAATTGGTCAGTAAACTCTTTGACCATTTTTTCAGCGTCCATGTTTTAGAATTACGAGAGTATAGTATATATTATAGCACAAAAATTATAATTAACCAACCTTGACCCAAATATTACTGTCACCTTCACCAGTCCATCCACCAGCTGAATCACGGAATGGGAAGTATCTTTGCTCAGATCCACCATCAACGTCAGCGTTCCATATACCTTTTATAGGTAATGGCAATGCTGAAGAACCACCTGGCGGAACATATCTAAAGTAGAACCTACCATATCTCCAAGTGCTATCGTTTCTATCTGTTTGGTCAGTGTTTCTACTAGTTGGGTTACTAAATGAACCATTGATTGAACTTGTGCTATGAGACATACCACTGACTCTAGTGTAATCTTTACCAACAATGTTTGAGTTCGTTCCCCATCTTGTATAGTTTACATCATCAAATCCTCTAGATTCCATATATCCAGATCCATACGTCCAACCAACAGATCCATATCCCCATGACTCAAATATCTGTCTAATTTCTGTAAAATTACCTTGTTGCAATAATGCTGCAATCCAAGCATCACTTTGTTCAAATGAAAAGTTTCCACTATATGCAGTTGAACTTTGGTTAGCTGGGTTACTTAGACCACCTTGACCTCTCCAAGCATCACCTCTTGAATAGTAACTTTGCGAATATCTTATTCTAATCCATACTCCACCAGATGTTATTCCTGATTGAGAAGAGTCATTTACAGCAATATAAACTTGTTCTGCAGCACCACCATATCCAGATGGTTTTACCCAGTAGTTTCCTGATGCAGGACCTGTAGATATCCATGCAGGAAAATCTACTATAGCAGAGTTTGGATCTGCTCCACTCTGAGGACCTAAGAAACGAACCTCATTCCATTGAGTTCCATTCCAAAAAACTAATGTCTTTAATGAAGAATCATAAATTATAAATCCTGCATCACCAGTCCCTAGACCTGATGGATAATTTCCTGTGCCATTTACAGATGGAACTTTTACACCAGTGCTCGCTGAGAATAGATTTGCGTTGACGGTTCCCATATCATAAAGTATAGTTATACAATCTTATTTAGACGAAAAACCTTATAGGGAAAAATTACCCAAAAAATTTTTTCTGTTATTCTTAAATCTAAAAACCAATTTTGATTATGGGTCTTGTAGATACCCTCTACTCCTCATAGCATTTACTATTTCAACTACCTCTGAGTTAGTTATTCTTCTATTCCATGCTGCAAACATTCTTATGTCTCCCCAATACTGAGATCCACTACTAGGTGTTTGATTGTTTGAATGATATCCACCAATAGATCCAAAACCTCTATTGTATCTGGCATTAGAATCTCTAATAGTTCCTAGAACTTCTCCATTTACACTAAACTCATACGTTGGACTATCAGTTGTAGCATTCCATCTCCATATCATTGTCATAAAACTATTACTTCTATAACCTGATAAATTCTGTTGTGAAAATCCAGTTCCCCTAAATCCTACACTGTTATTGTCATACATTCCAATATTCCATGCACCAGATTGTACAATAACATGATGGTCTGCACTGTATGATCTAGTAAGTGTTCTCCATGTGCTTGTAGAATTTCGTATTCTAGTTACGCAAGCATAAGTAACATCACCACTTAGAGAAATATCTCCACTATTTTTTGCCATTCCATAACTTCCTTGGAAGTCCATGTATGCTTTTTTATCTCCTGTAGCACCTCTATGTGCACTTGCAACAATATTAAAATTGTTACCATTTCCACTAAGGTCTGTCCAAACAGTTCCAGAACCATTATATGAGTTTGTATCTGTTGCATCTAGATGAACTACTAACCCATTGGTAGGAAACTGTCCGCCAGGTTCATCCATTCTTGTCCATAAATTTCCATTCCAAATTTCTATTCTGTTAGTGCTTGTATTCCAAATAACAGTTCCTATTGCAGGATTTGATGGTTTTCCAGCTTGTGTATATGATTTTACAGTAATCGCACCACCCAAAGAATCTAAAGATAACGTGCCATTAACACTCATATCTCCAGTCATATCAGCACCACCTTTTGCAAATGCTACTGATCCACTTCCCGAAGTTGTTGTAAATTCGTTAACTTTAACTTTGGATGCCATTTTTATGAAAGACCAAAACGTCCTTTAGTTTTATTGTAATGAGTTAATATCTTTTCATCAGTCCAAACTTCGTTGATTAAAAATAGTTGTGCAATGTCACCATCATAGTAAACGTTGTTTCTACTACTATTATTACCACCCGCTTCTGAACCATCACCAATAAATCCCCAACGTCTAGTTCTTGCACCGAAGTAAGAGTGGTTTACACTACGTGTTCCGTCTGCAGTTCCGTCTCCATAAAATTTTACTTGGTTGTTAGTTGAAGATACTGTGCAAACTCCAAAATGCCACTGACCATCATTATATGTCCTATCACCTGTGATATCCCAATAACCACCTGTGTTAGCATAACCAGAAAACTGTAGTTTACCCGCAGTACCTATGTTCCAAGAAATAACTTCTGATCTATCCCAGTCTAACCATGACCAGTTTCCAGAGTCCCAACCACCACCTGTGTTAGGAGTTCCATATGTAGTTCTAAACCAGATGCCCATTGTAAAATTTGATAGTCTTCCATTATTATCAGGACCATGATTACCACCATTAGAATAGTTTAGATCATTGATCCAACCATACTGGTTACTACCATTAAAATTCCAGAATCCAATAGAACCATCTCCACCTGGCACAGAAGGACTGTAAACAGGATTGTTAATCATAGTACAGTTGGCATGAGAAACGTTTGGATGTTGTCTTTTAGAAAACCAAACATTACCGCTAACTTGGTCAGCAGCACCATCCCAAAATGCCTCTACTGATGTAGCATCAACATCTTTGTAGGGATTGTTGAGTTTTACCCAAGCCTCTCCATCCCAAACTTGAACTTCTTGAACATCAGAATTCCAAACAAGAGTTCCTACTGTATTACCAGATGAGGGTAATTCAGCATTAGTAAAATTTTTTAGTGCGATACTAGCGTTAACACTGTCAGCAGTAAGAGAACCACCAACACTTACGTTCCCCGAAAAACTAGCACCACCATTAGGGAATGATACATTTCCATTCTCTGCTAAATTTGTAATTTCGTCAACTTTAATTCTTGCCATTGTTAGTCAGGTAACTCTTCAATAATTTTGGAAAAATCTATAGCTTTATATTCTTCGATGTCAAAGGGAGCTGGATTTGCATCCTTTCTTGACTTCACCTCTTGATAAAACTTAGATGCTGCTTTATTTGGAATAACTCCAGAATCAAGATCTTCCCATAGTTTATGTAGTAAATCTAGAGTATATTCAGTTTCTGCTTTATGAAGATACTGACTCATTTGGAGATTTTTCTCCTCCATCCATGTAGATAAGTCAGACTTTGATGTAGTTGGATATTCCATAATAATTAAGGTTTTGCATTAGTGGATACTAAGTAGTTGCCTCCAGTAGATCTTGTACCTGCATCGTCAAACAACATGTCTTGACCATTGTAATTATCAGGTGGGTAACTACTCCAGAAATACAAGAAGGAATATGGTGTGTAGTTTCCGTTTGGTTCAGAATAAGTATTGTCTCTCAACCACCATCTTCCACCATCTCCAGTTCTCCAACTATTTGCGGGGACACCGTTACCATAGAATTGTGGATTTCTCATTACATAACCAGTATAGTTTCCTGCACTAGTATTCCAGATTTTTCCTGGCGTTACAAAGTAACTTCTTAGGTTACCGCCAGTTTGACCAAGTTGATTACGAACAAAGTTTACTTGTGCTCTCCAATGTTCTTTAGATCTTGGATATACTAAGTCTAAACCAAGAGCAGTACCACTGTGACTATTTCTTGCATCGTTAACACTAGTTCCACCAGTAATAGCATACATGTCATATCCACCACCCTCTTCAACCATGTCTACCCACATCTGAAGTGCTTGAGGCATAGATTGAGACTTAATCCAATAATATCCACTAGACTTTTCTGGATAATCTTGTGCTAATTGATATCCAGATGCTGCAGCTGAGTCCGCAGTTTCTCCATCAGGTGCTGCTTTAGATAAAGCATACCATTCAGCTACTCCATTAACTTCTACATATATTTCCAATATCTCCAATGTTGTATTGAAACCTATCGCTCCAACCTCTGCAGTAGGTCGTGTTGCTGTTGTATGACTAGGAATTTTTAAATCTCCTGCAATGTCAAGTTTATGTCCGTTTGGAATTCTAACAGTATTGTTATATGTGCTAAAACCCTTTACGTCATGAACGCTAATAGTACTCATTTTAAACTACGCTCCAAGAACCACCGTCTGCTATTGTTATCGTTGTTCCATTATTTATAGTGATAGGACCAGCGGTCATACAGTTGTCAGTAGATGCAACCGTAATATTTTCTGCAACAGTCTGTCTATTTCTCTTGAATACACCGTAACTATCAATCCACTGTTTGTCTCCACCAGCTCTTAATACTGTTGACTTCTGACCAGATGATAGACCTTCAGATGCATTCAAGTTAAGACCATTTAATTGTCTAACTTCTATACCGTATGTTGACTGAGTTTGATCACTACCACTATAAATTGTCCAACAACCATTATCATTAAGTGAACCTATACCACTGTTACCATTATTCCTAAAGAAGAAATCAGAACCAGTTCTAAAGTATGTATGAGAATTATTAGAGAAGTAGAATCTCTCCTGACCACCATCATCAGAGATCCAAACGTTAACACTACCACCTAAGTATGGAAGACCCAATGCAGTATAACCATCAAGTAAGTCTGCGTTAAGGTTAGTAACTTTAGTAGTTGATGTTACTGCCAATGGTGCGGTTCCAGTTGCAACTGTAGATTTAAGTTGACTGTCAGTTTCAATAGTTCCACCAACGTTTATTCTAGAACCAGATCCTGTAGAACCCGCTTTGTTGATAAACCATCTACCAGTAGGTTGATAGATTGCTAAGTTACAAGATCCAGTAGAACCTTGAGTTGCTAAGTAACCAACAGAACCAGGTGTTGCGAATCCCTTAATACAGAACCATGATACGTTAGCATCATCAACACCTATTGCCCATCCAACATCATTAGCGATATCGTCAAAGGTAATTTGTGGAGAACCGCCACTGGTTCCAAACTGTATACGACCATCATTAGTTCCACCTGTTGTAAACTCTGCCCATAAGTTTAGTGCAGTTCCATCTCTCTTAATTTCTAATGGTGCACCAGGATTGCTTTCTCCAATACCGATATAACCACTACGGAAGTATACGTTGTTGTAGGATAGATGTGTGCCATTCCAACCAAAGGCATTGCTATCATTACCAAATTTAACGTAACCAACAGAGGATGATCCTTTACCCTTTAATGCTAATGTGTTAGTTGTAGACTTACCAAGAGTAATACCATTACCATCTGCAAGACTTAATGTTCCTGCACCGTTGTTTGAGAAAATACCTTGATCAGCTGTTAAGTCATTAACTGTTAAGTGTCCTGATCCATCTCTACGTGCGATTGTATTACCTGTAGCAGATGTTGACTGAACATAACCATCTAAGTAATGAGCGTCTAGCTGAGATGTTGAACCATCGTTACCACTATGCCATACAGTGTTACCATTGAAAGTAAAGTCTGATGCGTTGAATCTGATTGTTCCATTACCATCTGTTCCATTACCACCAGAGACAATCATTTGAACGTCATAATTTGGTGCTTGACCAGATGATCTAAAGTCTATTGTTGGTGTTGTAGATACTGATGCTTTACCAATCTGTAATTTAGCACCATTTGCATTATCACGTAATCCAAATATTTGTGTAGATCCACCAGAAACTTTGTTTGATGAAGATACAGTCCATTTTGTGCCAGGATTAGGTCCGAAGATGTAAATGTTTGCATTTGTATTTGCACCTACAAATGATATTGTTCCAGTAACTAATGAATATATCTCACCAGTTGTGTGTGTCTTTTCTTGAACACCACCAGAACTATCAACTACGATAGAACCAATGTTATTAGTTGCACCTACATCAGAGTAGATAGTGTATGTTCCACCATTGTTGATGTTACCACCAACACCACTATTACAATGGAAGTCTGGAATGTATAGTGTAAATTTATTACCTGTGTCATTAACGTAGAAGTTCTCAAAGACCATCTTGTCTTGACCAAGAACTTCTGGTAAGAACATGTCACCAATAGGTGCATTGATTCCACCACGTGTGTCACCTATGTTATAACCTGTCTGATACCATAGACCTTGCTTTCCGTCCATGACGTCAGCATCCAATCCACTTCCTGCACCATCGTTAGATGCAGACCAGATCTTGAACCAGTTAGAGTAAACTGCAGCGTTACCACTGTTTCCTCTGATGTATAGATTATTGTTATCTGTAAATCCTAATTGAGTAGAAGCATTACCAGTTGCTTGTCTTCTGTAGGTTACTACACCGTGTGTAGTTCCACCATCATTAAGACCATCAGCACTGTTATTTCTAAGTGCAGCACCAACACCGTTTCCTGCCTGTGCAGGAGATGGGTTAGATGTAAGAGATGCAGTCTCGTTAAATACTAAGTTTGCAGTGTCAGCAGTACCTGATATAGATATCGCATATGTGGTGTTTAGAAGTCTTGCAGGATCTAATGTTCCTTGAGTTAAGTTACCCGCATCTTGATAGAATGAACCTTGGTTACCATCTAGTCTGTCAGCATTAAGTTCAGAGCCAGGACCTTGATCAATAGAAACAGTTCCTGCATTGTCAATGACAAATCCACCTTCTGTCTGGTTACCAAGTGCTTGGTTAGTAACATCTTTTCTAAATCTGAAGACACCGTAGTTACCATAAACAAATGCACTAGATGTTAAAGAATTACCCTTTCTAATATCAATTTCGATATTACCAAATGAACGGTTAATTGTTCCCTTAACTGCAGCAAGTATTGCACCAGAACCACCACCAAGTTCGCTAGGTATGGTTACAGAGAAGTCTCCTGTATATCCTGTTCCTGCGTCAGTAACAGTAGCAGATGTAATAGTTCCACCAGATACAATATATGTTGCACGAGCAACATTATCACTACTAATAGAAACATTACCACCGCCCATTGGAATGTTCTGGTAAGTTCCATTTGTATATCCTGTTCCACCATTAGTAATTGTAATACTGTCAATGTAACTACTATCTGATAAAGAACCACCAATAACTATTGCATCTTGTGTAGTAGGTCTAATTGATTGTAATGCATACTCCCATGATGAATCACCACGTAAGAATGAGAATGAGTTTGCAGCACCTTTACCCGCTAATCTTTCTGGGTCAACAATACCCGCAACAATGTTAGAAGCATCAATGTTTGTTGATGTTAACTGTGTCCAGTTTGCAGCGTTTGTTGCAGATGTGTTAATAACTCTGGTAAGGTCAATAATTCTCTTCCTTGCCATGTTACCACTATTGGTTCCACTAGATGCAGAGGTTACAGAATATTGATTACCATTTATTAGTGAGATGGTATAGAATCCATCAGATGCACCACCACTTGTAAAGTCAATGTATACTAGAGCAGCGTTAGATAAACCATGTGAGTTTTCAGTGATAGTAATGGTAGTGCCACTTTGACTGTATGTTCCTGTGCCTTCGTTTGCATTTGCTTGATCAAGTATAAAGTCACCCGCATCAAACTTAATATTATTTGCAATATCAATACTGACACGTGCCTCTATTTGTGCAGCAATGACTGCATTATTAGAAGCACCACTAGGAGAGGTTTGAACTTGTATTGTGGGTTGTGTAAAGTATCCAGAACCAGGATTAGTAATAGTAACTTTAGTTACTGCACCATTAACAACGTTTGCTGTAGCAGCTGCTTGCACACCAGATCCACCAGGTGCAGATATTGTTAGAGGGAAATCACCAGTGTATCCACTTCCAGCTGTGCTGATAACAAAGTTAAATATTTGACCATCATTGTAATTGGTTACAACACCACGAGCAGTTGTAGAACTACCAACAATAATGTTTCCATTAGTAAACTGAACTGCACTATTAGGTTGGAATGCTAGGAACTGACTCTCAAGATCATTTTCAAGGATGTAGGATATTGCAACACCTTGAGTCTTAAGTGTATGGGTTCCTGCACCACCAGTAGTCAAATCAATTTGATTTCCACTATTAGCATTTGATTCTGTAGTTGCAAGTTGAATTGTATTGTCATCTACTTTAATAGCATAGTAATTGACGTTAGTTGACAATCCACCAACAGGACTGGAACCTTGTGTATATGTTAGTAAGTCTCCAGTATTAACACCATGAGATGCAATTGTAATATTATCATTAGATAAATTGAATGATGCATTTGGAACATCAAATGTTGTTGCTGTTGTTTCAATTGCAATGTCACCCGCATTAGCATCCTCAATAGCAAGTCTTTCTGCTGTAGATGCAACAGATGTAATATTGAATGGACGTAGAGCAGGGATCTGGTCAATGTTAATCTTACCAGATGATGTTAACTGAACAAGTGCAGATGGAACTGCGTTTGTAGAGTATGGTTGGTTGAGGTAAGGTCCTAAGTTGTTTGAAATATAATCTCTAACAGATGCCTGTGTAGGTAGTAAACTATCAGATGCAAATGTTCCACCTAAGTTATCATCAGATGAGAATCCTGTAATTGTGATGTCACCACCAACAATCTTAATAGATGATAGTTCAGAGATACTAACAGTTCCAACGAAACTAATAGCACCAGTTCTGTTGAAGATTGTAACAAAGTTACCAACTTTAAAGTCACCAAACTCGTTAGTTCCTGATGTATAAACCTGTCCAAATTTTTCTTCTGCTGCTTCAAATGCTGATCCTTGCCCAACACCACCGTTTTGTGGTAACGCAGCGTAAGTGTTACCTGATCCTGCATATTCCCAAGTATGAGATGAGGAGTTAGTAACAGATGGTCTATGGAATCTAATTGTTGCATTAACAAGATTACTTAGTGGTAAACTTCCTGCAGCAAAACTAGGATCAGCATTTGACTGATAACGATTACTACCATCAGAGTAATCCATCGAACGGTTTGTTGTAATCTTAGCGACAATCTGTGTGCCAGGTGCACCAGAAACAAGTTCTGTCTCTAGAATAATGTGCTCAACAGCAGGGTCAGTAGGTGTATATCCATCAATTTTGATAATATAATCTTCAACAGGAATACCTGTTAGAGTTGTTCCAGATACCTGTACAACTTGTCTACCTGTTGCAACTCCATTGCCATCAACGTCATCTGTAATAGAATCAATAACACCAACATCAAATGAATATGCTTCTGCTCTGAATCCAGTTGCACGAAGAGAATATGTTCCGAAGTTGGATGCAGAGTTGGTTACAGAAGCATATCCACCAGACTGTGTTAAGATACCGTCCTGACAGAAGATAGCAAACACAGACACTAACTGTGTATAACCATCATTACTTACGTTGTACGCAGTTCCACCAAAACATATAATGGTGAATGCGTTTGCAACCATTGATTTACCCTGTGGGTCAAACTGTGCAACAGTAGCACCTTGTGCATTCTGTTTTAAGCCAGGTCTAGGAACGTTAGGTGTAGCAACTTTAGCACCATCAATTTCACAACCAGAACCACCAAGGAACGATATAAGTGAAGAGTTCTGAATGTAAGGTGATGCTTCAATAACTGGAAGATCTAGGAATGTATTTACAAGTGGGAAACTATATTTTTGTGCATCTTGTTCTGTAATTAGAGGATCAGGATTTGTTACTGTTCCACTGTATGCATTACCGCTAGACAATACGTTGTCTAGAATACCCCAGTTTGTAACTAATGCGGATACGACGTTAGCACACTCAGGTGCAGATGAATCTACAGTAATAGAACCATTTCCCTCTGGTAATATTTGTGAGAATTGACCTTGCTCTAAATTATTTCTTATTGCATCTATTGCTAATTCTTTTGCTGCAGCAAATATTGCACGAGTATATGTGACCTCAGTTGCAACGTGCTGAACTCCACTAGCACCAGAAATGTATAAGTTTGCTGCTTCTACAGTCTTCTGGTTACCACCATATCTTAGATCATATTGGAATGCTCTAAGAATCTTCATTGTGTCATCAATACACTGCTGATCGCCAGATGAAGATGTTCTTGTAATGTTAACGTTGCCAGGTGTAGAACCGCTTCCTATCGCTGTTGTAACTGTGTTAAAGAAGGTTTCTATTGCTGAGATAACGTTTGCACAGGAAGGATTGGTTGCAACCGTTCTAGTGGCATGTGCCATGTTATCGTTGGCAATCGCAGTATCAACGATTGTGAAGAAGTCATCAATAATTCCTTGCTCTACTGTAGTTCCTTTATTGTTATTATCAAGAACCTGAGTAAATCCATGATTACCCTCTATAGTTCCAATGCTGTCACTAATAGCAACTGTTCTAGCAAGTGTCTTTGCTATCTGGAATACTGCACGGGATTCTGTCTCTTCCCCGTCTAGGAATGTGGATGATGTATATAAGGCAGCAGCATCATAAACTTGTTCGTTACCACCGTATGCTAGGTTGTATACAACAGTTCTTAATAGATCTAATACGTCATCAATACAGTTCTGATTTCCACCAGGCACATTGTGTGATGGGTTATCAATGTTGTATCTTTGAACTGATTCAAATGCAATTAGATTTAAGTTCTTCTGTATTAGAGTTGCAGCGTCACGACGAACTGTTCCTGCACCTACATCTAAAGTTGCATTATGATAATACTGTAATTTTGTAGCGTAAGGATTTCTGTATAGAGGTAGATTTCTTCCTGCTAAAATACAAGCATCTTTTGCATATCCAAATACTTCTGCATAACGATCTCTTGTTAATGAGAAGCCAGGATCAATATAGAATTTTGCCTGATCATATACTCTGTCGTTACCACCCCACTTGAGGTTATGTGCTACACACTTCTGTATAAAGTCTCTTACATCATCATAGCATGCAGTGTTACCTGTAGGTATTGTATAACTTGGATTTGCAGCAAGCATTTTATTGACTGCATAATCTGCAATCATATCTGCGTTACCAAATAGTAACTCAGAGACATCACCGTATTTGTTATCTACTGGAAGACTATTTGGAGTTCTAAATGGTTGTTGTAGATCTGTAAATGTTCCACCAGTTCCAGTCTGACCATTTAATGAACTATCATGTAGATCTATGGTAAATTCTCTATCATCATATATGTCGCTAATACCATAAGTTCCATTTAATGATGAGTTACTTGCACCCGCAATAGTTACAGTTGTTAGTGCTTTCTTAACAGAATTAGTTCCTGCACTTACAAATGCATGTGTTGAGGTATCAGATGAAACACCAACATTAACAGTAAATGTATTTGTTGTTTTAGAATCAATCTTTAACCATCTATCAAATGCAGGGTCTCCACCTCTAGGATATGGATGATTTGTCTGGTTGCTATCTGTGGCACAAGTCATTACGATTGCACCCGCATCAAATTTAATTAAATCACCAACTTGGAATCCATGACCATTAACAGTTACTGTGAAGTTACCGTTGCCAGGTGTATATGATGCATTGGTAGGTGTGTGTTGACTAAAGTTAGGATATAAGTTATGTCCTTTCTGAACCTTAATTACTGCTTTATTACCAGTTACAGAGAATGATGTAAATGCTCTTGCTACTGTTGGTGCTACTTGTCCAAAATTTGTTCCACCAATAGTAAGTGCAGTACCACGAGTAAGGGATGATTCATAGTAATATTTGACATATGCAACTGCCTCCTCTGCAATAAACTCTTGATTTCTCTTGATATTTTCAGCACCATCTCTGAATCTATCACTCTGATTGATCTTGGTAAATCCATATGGTGAGTTACGTAGAGATGCTAAGACATAGTTATTAGAACCAACAACAGTTTGGTTACCAGTTGGGTTGATAGAAGTTCCAACATTTGATATGTTTGCTCTTACAACAAACTGTAGTGAGTAACCATCGGCACGCTCTATACGATGTGTGATATATTTTCTACCATTAAGATCTGCAAGGTTATCAAGAACAGAAACGCCAGATCCAGATGATGATGTTACATCACTAGCAGTATCAATATTTGCTTGTTTTAAAACAAATGTAATTGTAGTATTGGAACTGTTATATCTTGCGTATCCTAAACCTAAATCTGAGTTGCCAGGTAATGATGGAGTTCCAGATCCTGTGCTCCAGTTTCCAATAAGATATGTCTTACTAAATCTATCATCAGCACCAGGAAAACTGAATGTAACACCAGCTTGCCCAAGGGTTTGCATATTACCAAAGAAGGCACTTGTCAATGTGTTATCAACATTAGTAATTTGGATTGTAATTAATCCACCACTAATTGTGTATGCACTATTAGTTGATGTTCCAAAATTTATTGCACTGTTTTGGAAACCATAGATGTTAACTTCTTGTCCAACTTCATAATCATGGAAGTCAGATGATATACTAGAACTAGCAAGAGTAAAGATAGGACCTTGATAAGTTGCTATAGTGTTAGTTGAGGTATCAATAGTTGAAATTGATAGCAACTTGTTTTGTAATTCAAATCTTTGGAAACCTAATCCTGGAGATGTTATAGGTAATGTTACTGGATCGTCAGCACCAGATGCATCTTTTTGTGTTGCGTTAGCAGCAGATGATGCAAGTCTAAACCAGTTATCACTTTCTTTATATACGAAGTATGCAGTGCCATCAACAAGACCACCTATCGCACCCATCTTTCCTGCACGATAGATAACACCATCCCCTGTTGTATACTGATGATTGGTAACATAAATGTGATTATCTTCTGGCATCACATTACCAGTTGTCAACTGATGGAATTTATCGTCAGGAGATACACCAGTAAGATCTTTTTTACCCTGAGTTATACTTGTTGCAGCAATAGCATTTGCTTCTAGGTCATACAATTCAATAGTATTATCATCTACCTTTCTTACCCAATAACGTGTGCCATCAAGAAGACCTGGCAATGGGTTTGTATTTTCATCTTTATCGTATACTACATTATCACCAGTTACAAAACCGTGTCCTGTAATTGTAATTCTATCAAGTGCAACATCAATATAATTAAGACTGCCTCTAAATGATACTGTTTCTCTTTCTGTATCAACAGTGTGTTGATAAATCTGGTTAGAGATTGTCTCTAATTCTGGTCTTAATGACTCAGCATCTGCAACGTCAAATCTATCTGATACACTTGGGTTATTAATATCAGTAATAATATTAGCAAGTGATGTTGCATCGTAGAATACTTTTTCAGCGTCTTGGAATACATCACTAACACCTGATGTAATAAGAACAGTTACGTCACCTGTAGAGTATGGTGATGCTTGAGGACCTGTAAAGTTGACTGCCTGAATCACACCCTGTGTTCCTGAAGATCCACCTTGTACAAAGTATCCAGTTTGTAGAGTTACATTATCACCTGTGTGGTTGGTAAATGTAATCTTAAATATGTTATCACCACGATACTTGTCGCCAGGCACTGCAGGAATCTGTGCTATTTCTGGTTCGTAGTATAATCTTTGTTTGTCGTCAAACACAAAGGCATACTTCCAAGTATGAATTACTGTGCTTTGTGGGTCTGATGAGTTCTGTAATGCGTCTCTGAATACAACACCAAAAATATATGTTTCATTAGACGCCTTGATCATGTGACGATCTTGGTTCTGAGGTCTAAGAATAACTCTTCTTAAGTTGTCACCAACAAGTGAACAGTTTCTAGGAAGTGATATAGGGTTATCTTCTAGATACTCACCACCAGATACAATAATAGTTACGTATTCGTCACTTGGATCTGGAACTGCTTTCTGCAATCCGTAAGCAATTTGTGCTGCCTTCTTAACTGTTTGAACTGGTCTTGCAGCTGAACGACCATCGTTTTCATCATTACCAATAGTTTGTGATACATATACACGACCACCAGTGTCATTAGTAGCAACTTGGTATACAAAATCAGTGGTAGCAACCCTTCTGGACTGGTCACTTAGAGGTGGTGTGTCTGCTTGTGGAAAGAATGTAGTTCCAAAAGTAGGACTTGTAACGTCTGTATCTTCAAAGTTAACAAGGTTTGGAGCACGAAGATTCAACGCAGGGTTGATGATAGTGTCAATATCAAGGTTTGTTACCTGTGCAGTATCAGAAATGATAGAACGAGTCGTTCTAATCTGCCCTTCAACGTCTAGTTCAAACTGAGGATCGGTAGTATTGATACCAACTCTGACGTTTTCTTGTGCGTTTTTGTTTATGAATAATGCGTCTTTTTCTAATGCACCCTGACCAACAGATATTTCTAGTGACTCATCTCCTTGAATACTTAATGATCTTACTCTTTTGTATGCTAGAGTCGCACCCGCAGTAATTACACTATTTGCTGATCCTACAAAACTTAAATTATCGTCATCTACCTTAGTTACTGTAAATTCACCATCTACTTCACCACCACTCGTAAAGTCAATGTATAATTTTTCTGTCCCTACTATACCGTGTGCGATAGAAACGATGTTACCAACGCCAGCTGATGTCCTGCTGTATGTGGCATTGATCCAATTTCCCGTCGCTTTTGTTCCGCTAGCTTCTATTCGCTGTTGGTCGGTATTAATCTGAAAACTCATTTCGTTCCTATAAGGTTATGATACGACTGTTAATTCTAAATTTCCTACCCACTTTACAGTAGATGAGGTTGTCACACTTGACACTTGGAATGTGAGAAATGGTGCTGCACCAATTTGTGTGGCAAATGGCACTACATCCCATGTTTCCTGACCTGGCGGATTGTTTCTAACGATGATTTTCCTTTCAGAAGCAACGGTGGGAATACCTCCAGCTGTTGTAGTAATTACAAGATCAAATTTTGCTGCATAAACATATATATTTGTCGTCGTCTCTTGTCCAAAAACTGTTGCACTAGCAAAAGAAACAGAGTCGTTTGCTAATGGTGGTGTGTTTCCCGCAAGAGGTGTGGTTCCGTCTAATGATAACTGCTGTGTATTATTGGCAGCATCAGTTTGCCTTTTAAGAATAAAAATATCTTTGTTTGCATCAGTAAAATGATTACTTACCATATGCATAGCAGAGATATTTTTCAGAGCTCTGTCAGTATTAACTACCTCAGTAGCGTCTACTGCATATCCTCCTATTGATGAAAAATTCTTTGTTGGCATGGTCTTGGATTACCTAGATGTTATTTATGCTTTAACCTTAGTAGTTGTAAATCTACCAGTAAAGTTTGATGATGATGTAGCAGCACTAGATTTTGCTAGTGATAGAGTCACGTTAGAACCAACAACAGCAACAGTAGCATCCATCAAATTGTTATCAGAAGTTATTGAATTTGTAATTGTAGTATGTGCAGTAGTTGATCCTGCAGCACAAACAGTTGTAACTTCAAGCATATGAACTTTACCATCATCACTTTCAATAGTTACAAGAGTTTTTGCTCCTTTGTATGCAGTTCTATCAAACTGTACAATACTTGCAGTAGTTGGGAACGATGTTAACTGACCACCTTCTACACGACAGTCATCCAATTCCATGAATGTTGCAGTAGAATCAAATACTGTCAAATAGTTAGATGCTCCTGCAGCCCATCCTCTGTTTATTTTCCAACCCGCTTCTGAACCAGTTGCATCTAAATTGATAAGTGGTTTTGCATCTAATTGTGTTATATATTCTTGTTGTAGAACATCTAATCTAGTAATTGCTGCAGATCCACCAGTAATTCCATCAAGTTTAAATGTAACATCATTTGCAGGAGTTTGACCACCTAATAAGGTTCCTGCAATTTGTATTGTTTCTCCGTTTTCATATCCTGTTCCACCCGTATTGATTGAAATAGATGTGATTGTTCCTGCACCATTGGTTACGACATCAACAGTTAATCCTTGACCCTCAATCTGTGCTGTAGTTGCAAGACCTGTAAATGTTGTTGATGCTGTGTATGCAGTAGCAGTTTGTGTAATAGTTGCTGAGTCAATACTAGAAGCAACACCCTGAGAAGGAACGTTACGTAATCTTAAACCACCATTGACTTCAATATCATTTTTACTTCTGACTGTAAATACAGCAGATCCTAAGTTAGTAACATTAAATGGATTAGTTCCAAATGTAGTTCCATTTAAAGTATAACCACCATCAATCGTAGCAGTATGAGAGGTATCATACTTTGTGGTAGTCATATTCTGTCTGAATGTCAGCGTAGTGTTATTAAGAGAAATGTTATTAACACCAGCTGCGTAGAACTCAAATGTATCTTCGTCGGCACTCGGTGCAGACTCAGTTAATATGTAAGTATCTTGGTCAACGTCACGAACACCACCAAGAGAAACAAAGTCACTTCCGTTAAAACCTTCAAACTGCAACTGTGTAGAGTTGAATCTAATAGCACCTGTAATACGATCTTGAGCAACAGGACGCTCGTTTGTAGTTCCTGATGGAATTACAAGAGAACCAGTAGAATCAACTAAAACACTAGCTCCTGCTGAGGGTTTTAATACAACACCCTGACCATCAATATCTGTCACAGTTACTGTTCTTCCACTTCCACCACCCACTGCAGCGATTGTGATATTATCTCCAACCTTATAATTTTGACCTTTATCATATACTGTTACTGCTGTAAAATCTCCACCAGAAACTGTAACATCAACTGTTAGTCCAGTTCCTATACCATTACTTGTTGTAGCAGTTTGCGTATATGTTCCGTTAGTATACCCAGATCCTGTTCCTGTAACTGATAACGCAAGAACTTCACCAAATGACCTTGTTGCAGTTCCACTGTTGTTACTTACAACATTTTGTCTAATTCTTAATTTTCCTGCATCTAAATTACCACTGAATAATGCAGTTGCTGTAGATGTTTCTAATTTGAATACTTCTGTGGTTCCATCATCAATAATAAAGTCAACGTTTGCACCACCCTTAAATGTATAATCTCCACCACCTTTAGTATCAAATGTTAAAGGAACATCAATATCAGTTCCCTCGGTTAATATTGTAGTCGCATTATTAATTGCAATATTGGTAGCTGCAGTTCCAATATTTAATTTTGGTGTTGTTGTTTCTACTTTAAAGAATGGACTAGTAGCACCAAGAGTTGAATCAATTGCTAGTCCTTTTGTATCAATATAATTTGTTCCATCTAATCTAATTCCTTCAGTTCCAGAGAATGAAATACCAATTTTATTGGCATCTTGTTTAAAGAATCCTGTTGTGTTAGAAGATGCATCTGAAAAAGTAAGAGAAGGTGCTCCTGCAGTTCCATCTAGTATTTTTATATTTGCTCTGTCTATTGATGAATCAGCACCATTAACAGTTATGCCACCATTGAAGGTCGCCATGCTTGTAAAGGTTGCTGTTGAAGTTACACCTAAAGTTCCAGTTATAGAAACATTTCCAGAACTTGTTAATCCAGTTAAACTTGCTAAACCTGATGAGTTAATACTCCATGTTGCTGTGGATAGTTGTCCATCTGGTCTTATCAAAACTTGATTAGAACCAGCTTCACCAAGAGTAAAGTCACCAGCTTGAGATAATTCTAGAGATTTTACTGGATTTAAAGTTGCTATTGATAATGCTAATCCAGTTCCTTGAGCAATACCTGTTCCACCAACAAGACCTAAGATTAATGTGTCAGATAATTCAAATGCCTGACCACCCTCATTAATCGTAGCAGCACTTGCAAATCCTACCTGATTAGTAGTAAATTGGAATCCTGATCCACCTCCACCACCAACATTGGCATCATCAACACTAAGAACGTCACCTACTTGATACCCTTCACCAGTTGTTGATATATTTGTTACTGAAGTAATACCTGTATTGTTTGATTGAATGGTATATTGGAATCCAGAACCACCACCTCCACCAAGTTCATCATCCTCAATTATTAATACATCATTTAGTTTAACATTTTCACCCTGTGATGTAATATTAATTGCAGTCACAGCACCACCACTAACAGTAGCTTCTGCTTGCATATTGGTTCCACTTTGTCCTGCTGTTCCAGTAGTAAATGTAAGAACGCCAGGTTCTATCATGGTTTGACCATGATTTGTGCAGTTAATATATGAATCTGTTGATTCTGCAGATACTGAAGGTCCTACAGTAATTTCATAGTAAGAACCCGCATCTCCAACATTTCTATATTGTCTTCCTACTAATCCAGTAACACCCACTCCCAACGCTATTGGGTGACCAACATTAGAAGCATCTGATGTATCTAAACGATATGTATTATCGTCAATCATTGTAATGCTTTGTCCTTCAACACCATTAACTAAAAATCTATTAACGGAAGATTGGGATATATCAACCGTTGCTGATGCTCCACTACCATTTGATACTGTCTCTGTACCACCACCCTCAAATGTACCAGTAACATTACTTAAGTAAAGGTATGTTGGTTGAACAAGAGTTACAGTTCCTTGACCATTTCCAGTTCCAGAACCAGTAACAGTATTACCTACCGCAAATGTTCCAGTAACAGAAGATATATCTAACTTCGCTCTCTGAACAACTGTCATAGTATAAGTTGTTGTTGGTGCGTTTCTGAAAGTAACACTATATGCATCGCCCGCATCTGTATATCCAGATCCACCATTTGTTATACTTCCTTGAAGACCAGGAACTACGAAGTCTGCACTAGCAAAAACAGTGGTTGCAGATCCACCTGTAAACTGTACTCCAGTGTATGTTCCAGCTGTGTATCCAGATCCTGATGAAGTTATGGTTCCTGCTACAGGTTGAATGTCAACATTAATTACCGCACCTGTTCCACCACCACCTACTAATGTAACTGTAGGATTAGACTCATATCCATCACCCGCAACATCTAATGATAATGATGCGATTTTACCAGTTTGCTCATCTAATACTGGAGTGATTGTTGCCTCAATAGTTGGACTTCCAGTTATACTCACAGTGGGAAGGTTTCTGTATCCTAAACCTTGAGTGTCTAAAGATACAGATGCTATTGCAAATCCTAATACTGCGTTTCCTGCTGCTCCAGATCCAGTTGTGTCGCCAGTTGCATTGGTAAATGAAATATTAGGAGCGTTTCCAAATGTATATGACCCTACTTCAACTAGAGTAACACTATCAACTGCTCTACCATGAACTCCAGTAGCAAGAGCTCCAGTTCCACTAGAGTCAGTAATAGTAATTTCTGGAGTTGTGTTATATCCACTACCCTTAGTTGTCACTGCAATTGCAGTAATTTCTCCTGCAGTAACTGTGACTGCTCCTATAACTGCATCTACTCCTTTGAAGAACATACCACCAGAACCAGTTGCACTTATGCCAACCTCCGTTCCATTGTTTGCATTTGATTCAGATGATGCAACTTTGATAGTATCAGCATCAACACGAATAATATAATATGTGCTTTGATCTGTAAGACCAGTAGGTGCAACTGCAGCTGCATCAATAGTTGATGAATCGAATGTTACCTGATCAGCAGTCTCAAATGGATGAGCATTTATTGTGATTGTGTTTGCAGTCGTATCTACTGTAGTTGCGTCTGCAGAAAATGCAATCTGTGGTGCTGCACCAACAGTTACAGTTGGGGATGCTGAGTATCCACTTCCACCGTCGCCAACAGTTATTGCCTCTAATCTACCACCAGTTGATAAGTTTGCCTCTCCAGTTCCACCTCCTGCACTAAAAGAAACAGTTGGTGGAGTAGTATATCCTGATCCTCTAGTAGATAAAGTAACTGACTTAAGAGTTCCAGTTGTAGCAAGAGTGGTACTAGCAGTTGCTATCTCGAAAGGATTAGAAAATACTGATGTTGGTTGCGATCCACCTACATATCCTGTTCCCGCACCAGTTATAGTGACAGATCCAATACCATTTTTAAGAACAACAAATGATCTTGTAGAGAAGTTAGATGCTTCTGATGATCCAAATACTGTAGATCCACCAAATCCACCAATTTTCAAAGCACCTTGAGTTGTGCTACCAAATGATATTGACTTGTTAACATCAAAATAAATTGCTTCTTTAACGATTGTTTCAGCGTTAACCACAAAGTCTTCTTGACCAGAGGGGTCAACGATTACCTGACCAGTGGTAGAAGTTATACTGTTACCCGCAATTCTTAAGTTACCAGTCTCAATATATGCAGGGAAAATATTAGTTGTTCCAGTTGCATCACTTAATGTAATGTTTGCAGCAGACTGAGCTGTTGATGTAGCAGCAAAAGCTACGTTACCAGTCTCTTGGTCTACAGTAAATGCATCACCAACACGGAAGTCACCATCTTGGTCTGTAGAAGAATATAAAACTTTACCATTGTTAAGTTCTTCTACTTCATTTGCCTGTATAGCAAGAGATGGGTCGTTTGTAAAGTCTGAACCAGATCCAACATAACCGAAGTTATGTGCTGTCATTATAAGTTTTACACCAGAACCATCTGCTTGTATACCTTTCTGTCCATATACACATGCAGATGCAACTGAACGCATTTCAGCACCAAATGCTGAGTAGTCAGCAGTGATAACAGATGTAGCAGAATCACCACCGCTAGATCTAATATCAGATGTTCCACCAGAGACGTCTGTGAAGGTCGTAGAGGCGTCTGTTCCGTTAGCATGTAGTAGTAGAACTGTATTGATATCTGAACTATATTCAGTTGTTGTAGGAGTAAATCCTGCAGTGAAACGAGCAGATGCCTTACTAATTCTTACCTCATCAACATGTCCGTTAAATGCTTCTGTAGGAGATGCTTGATAATCAGAACCTATAATAACAGGTTTTGTAGTTCCATAATTATTAGCGTCTGTATATGTTCCTAACTCAGTTCCATCTAAGAATAATTTTGTGGTTCCGTTATTTCTAGCAACAGCGACATGATAGAAAGTTCCAGTTGCTAAAGTTCCACCACTAATTTGTGATGTATTTCCTACTGCATAATGTAAAGTGGTTCCATTAAGATACATTGTAGGTGCTGTATCTGTGGCAGAATTATCTCTAAGATCAAATATTCTTTGTATACCTGATACACTGCCAGGTCTTATAAATGCTTCTAAACACCAGTTTGCTGTTCCAAATCCAAAGTCCTCATCAGTTGGAACTTTAACGTTATCTTCAGTTCCGTCTAATAATATAGATGCTGTTCCAAATTTCTTTTGTGCTGTGTCTAACTGTGAGTCACCAAATCTACTTAGTGTTTTAGTTGGTTTATTGACTGTTGTAAATGCTCCAGTTCCTTTACCATTGATGAATACATAAGTTCCATCGTTACTTGCGACAGTTCCAGTTGCAACTGCTTTCTTATAAGTTACATTACCAGTGGTTCCTAGAGTTACAGTAATAGTAAAATTATTTGCGTCAACTACTGATGCTACTGGATAAAAACTACCAAATAATCCTTCCCAAGTAGCTAAAACTGTATCACCTTGACTTAAACCATGCCCATTTCTTGTGACTGTTGTAGTGCCACCACTGTGTGAGTATGTTCCTGACTGAAAACTATTTTCAAACTGATATGCAATTTCAGATGTAGAAAATGTTCCACTAACACCACCAAATTTTAATCTGGTTTGTCCTGTGCCAGCTTTACCTGTAGCACCTTGAACACCTTGTATACCAATGGATGCAAAATAGTTGAAGCAATTCAACCACTCTACACGCATACCGTTAGTGATCTTTACACCAACTTGATTAGGTGTTATGAATGTACACTCATTGAATAGAACAGAACTATGCAGTGATGCAGCATTTAGATTTGCACCATCTAACTTAGCACCACGTCCTGCATCTCCCTGTGCATACCCATAAGGATCTGAACCAGAAGTTACGCTACCTTTTGTATTTACTGTGATTCTCTCAATATATGGACTCTGTGTAGAGTTCATACTTGATACTACTTCAAATGCATATCCATCATCATTGACACTATCATAAAAGAAATCTTTGATTGTTAAGTCTGAGATATGTGAGTCACCAGACATTATAAACGCAGTATTAGAACTTGTTGCGTTTGTTGGTTTAACCTGTGTAGATCTTAGGTTTGTTCCACGTAATGTAACACCATCAGGAACTGTCATTGGGAATGCTTCCTGATACTCACCTGGTGCAACTATAATAGTATCTCCCGAAGTTGCAGTTGAGAGTGCTTTTGTAATAGTAAGAAAAGGTGTGTCTGGATGTAATCCTGCAGCACCACCATTTGCAAGAGTATTGTTATCTGAACCTACTGTAGCAACATAAAAAGTATTCCCCTGACCATTCGTAATGTCAGTGGAGAACATAGTAGTAACAACTTCACCTGTATTAGGTTTTTGGTTTGCTACCTCAATTATATTTGATCCGTTTCGAGCGTATAATTTCTTATCCGCTATATTAAGAGCTACCTCACCGTCTACTAAATTAGAAGTCGTCGGGACTGTCGCTGCTACTGTCGATCTCTTTAGTTTGATTTTCGTTGCCATCTAAAGCATTCTCAGTTAATTGTTCAGAGTTCATACTATTTAACTGATTTTGTAAGTCTTGGATTTGTGCCTCCATCATTACATTTATCAGTGTCAATTCAGAAATTTTTTTTTGTAATGTGTTAATAACAATTTGTGCATTCATGATTAGTTAAGTGTCAAAAAGTTCCACCGTCGATTGTGTCAGTCCATACAGGAACTCCTGTTGCAGTTACTGTAAGAATTTGGAATGATGTTGATACATCAGTTCCTGTGCCAGGTGATGCCATGTTTGCTTCTGCAGTTACCTGTAAAGCACCTGTGCCATTACCATATAGGATACCTTTGGATGTAAATGTTCCTACACCTGTTCCACCATACTGAACCTCAAGGTCTGTATCTAGTTCTAGATCACCTAATACAACTGTACCACGATCTCCTGTAACACCAAATACGGTGTTAGTATCTGTTGCATTTTCAATGAATGTCCATGCACCAGCTCCATCAGCACCACCTGTACGGTCATAACCAAAGAAACCAAACTGATTAGTTCCAGATGCGTTGTAGTGAACCTTAACACCACGATCTAATTGATCATCAGCACCACTTACTGTGACAAGAACAGAACCAGCTGCCATTGTCTGAGATAAGTTATTGCTTAAAGTAACTGCCTTAGTTCCAGTATTGATTGAGTTAATGACTGTGCTGCCAGGAATACCAGCTGTTGATGATGTAACTGCGTCACCAACTTGTAATTGATCTATGGCATCTACAACCACCACTGCCTGACCACCAGTTGCTTCTGCAGTCAGTGTAACAGGAGTTGTTGGATCTCCTAATTCAATTGTAGGATCATTAACTGACATTGAAGCAGAGTTCACTGTAGTTGTAGTTCCATCAATCTGTAGGTCACCTTTAATAACAACAAGACCGCCCGCATCAGTTGTAGGGTCAGGGTCAAGTATCAATTCTTGAACAGAGTTTATAGTAGATAGTGTATTACCATCTAACTTAAGGTTATCAATCTCAATTTTACCAGTCTGAGATGTATTACCCGCAATGTTTGTAGTTCCATTGAAGGTTACCTCATTTTGGAATGTAGTTGTTGCGTTGACTGTTAGAGAGTCTCCAGATGCTGTTCCAATAGTTGTGTTATCATCTACATTTAAGTCTTTGATGTATGCAGTCGCTGCTACACCAATACCACCCGCAAATGTAACACCCGCTGTGGCAACATTAGAAGCGTCTGTGGTGTCTGCAAAGTTAACTTGGACACCAGTTGCATAGTTCCAATCTGCACCTTCTACTTGGATCTTATCAGAAGTTGTCTCATCATATCTGATAGAAGCATCCTTTGTGTTACCAAAGTTTAGTTTCATATCATCAGCGATACGCAAGTCGGGGGTTCCTGCTACACGCTTGATGTCTAAAACTGCATCTGAGTCATTGAATGAGAGTTCTACATCTCCTGTAGTTCCAAATTCTAATTCTTGTCCATCTTCGATGACCAATTTACCTGTACCATTTGCACGTAAGATGAGGTCAGCATCTGTTGTGGAAGTTGTTATTACGTTAGCATTTAACTCAATGTCATCTACTAACCACTGGTCAACCTTTGAATTACTGTCTACGATAGCAGCAGAACTTGCTGTAACTGTTCCATGAACATGATCCAACATGTCCATAAAGTATCTACCACCTACAATCTGTGCAGCACCATTGTTGTCTCCAACAAATAGTCTGTCTCCTGCGTTTGCTTGAGTACCGTTTGCTCCTGTCGTAATGGCGAGTTCACCAAACGTAATTGTGCCAGGTGCGGTTGAACCAGTACTCCTTTTAATTAGAATATTGGATGCCATTAGAAGCTACCCCCATTAACTGTGATGTTGTTTAATACATTTGTTGCAACGAATCTTGTTGCTGCTGAGTCATACACAAGCACTGAACCTTCTGCTAGTCCACCTTGTGATGTGTCTGTCAAATCTACGTCTGACATTCCTCCAATTGTTCCACCGCCACCACCTGTTGCTACACGAGTGACTCTTGGGACTGATTGGTCTCCGAATCTTAGTCTTGCCATTTAAAGTGTTACCCCCTCAAGTACGCTTACTGAACCTTCTAAGACTCTGGATTTAAGTCCTGTGCTAGAAGTTATTACGACGTCATATACATACCGACCACTTTTCATAGCAGCGGTTTGTGAATTTGTTAGAGACAGTTGTATTCTTCCACTTGTAGCAGGAGATAAAACTGCAGCAGTCACTGTTTGCGAAGTGCTACTTGTATAGTGCTTTTTTATCAAACACGCTGCTGAATACCCAGTCAGATTAAAATCTGTGCCATTATCGTTTTCAACTGTAAAGTCGATGATAAAGTCAGAACCTTGATATATTAGTAGATTGGATACAGCACTTGCCATTCTCTAAGAATTCCATATAATATTTAGCTTAACTTTATTTATCCTCTTTCTTAATTAAGTCTTTTACAAGTGCCTTCAGTTCAGCAACTTCGTTTTGCAATTCTTTCAAGGTATTATCCTTTTTCTTTGCATTTGCTCTTGCTTTTATGTAAGCATCATACTCTGTGGTATCTGTATTGACTATTGCGTTAGACGCAGGATCCCTGCCAAGGGAATTGTGACCCTCAACAGGGATAAGCTCAATCTCTTCCATTATGCTAGTGCGATTCCTCTTAAATCTTTGACTCTTGGTATATATGGTTGATTGTAATTTAGTAAACTTATCTTAATCTGGAATCCGTCAAACTCATCTACGTCTTCTACAGTATATTCGTAATCTGTAAAGTTGACTAGATCGTTTTGTGGAACCAACTCACCGCTATCTGGTCTTCCTGTAGTATTGAACATTTGGAATGGTAGTTCATCTAAACTATCTACATAACCAACAGGAATTAGTTTATACATCACTACAATCTTAGAATCAGTCCAAGTATTTGCAGCAAGCATAACCTTCAATCCAGTAGCACTCTTATCCATTCTAGCAACCTTAGTGATATAATTTCCTGCACACTCTCCACCAATACCAGCTGTGGGTTCAATATTATTGATTATATTTGCAGTTGTAATCACATCACATCTGGTCAAGTCAACAACAGGTGATAAGTGTGATACTTCAGAATCAAGATTTAATTCAAGAGTAAGTGACTTAACACTATTCATTCTGTTAATTTCATTAATTTGGTTTGCAACTATCTTAGTAGCAGGGAAGTAGTTTTCTTCTCCAATAGTTACATCTTGGAAATCACTGTCTTTTACAAAAGATGTTTCAGCACTAGATCCTGATGGGAAAGGTCCGCAAGATGTACCACTTGTTCCTTGAACTCTAGCAACCATGCTAGTTCTAGGTTCTATTTGACTTTGGATTTGTGGTGTAAGAACATCCCATGGAACGTTTTGAGATGCAACTATGTTTCCACCACCACCCTGTATACCAGTTCCTGCATTGACACCAGAAATTTGTAAGTTGTAACTATGTGGACTATTAATTGACTGAACACCGCTGCTATGTGTCTTATTAATTTTAGTAAGAGGTATGCCATCAAAGTTATAACACTCTACTATCGCACCAGATGCATGTGACTTTCCAGTTGATGATCCAGATGTTCCAGTATGGTTTCTACCGTTAGTAATAAAGTTAACTTGTTTATTATTAATTCCACTTAATCCAGAGTATGCAATAATTTCATCTTCACTACCATCCTCAGCAGCACCAAGAATTCTAATAAAACCAGGATTTGATGAACTTGCAGCAGAACCACCTATAGTAGTATGGAATCCATTATTTTCTGCAATCTCACAACTAGTGTCTGTAGAACTTAATCCCGATGCAAGTTGACTATTTGCTACCTCTGATATGACACCACTAAGTTTTAAGTAGTTAAGTGTTGATTGCATTCCATGATTACTGTGGAATATTCTGATTAGATCACTACCCGCAGTCGTTTTAAGTGAGTTTGTTCCTAAGTTCAATGATCCACCATTACTTTCACCCAACTCACCATTTTCTAAGAGAAGTCTAGAAGGTGATGCTGTGCTTGGTAATGTAAATTCTGCTCTGTAAATCTTAAACATCAAGTCCTCATATTGAGAAGGAGTCCAAGTAGACGCATTTTGAGACTTGAATAAGACACCGATATATGGTTGTTCAGAGATTTTCTCTCCAATGTGTGCAGCGTCAATAGCATCATTACCTAATAATGAGATGAATACTTTATACTGGTTAGAATCTGATGTCAATACCATAGCATGCTCTGTTCTGTATGGTATGAATACAGGTGCTTTGAATGTAAATGTAGTTGGTTTAGAAGCGTCTGCAGATGTAAATACGTCTTCTGCTTGCTTAACAACTTTAGAGAATGGTAATACTGTCTGTGTTGGATTACCATTTACTACTGTTCTAATATCCAATGCAACAGGAATCTCCTCATCCTTAGTGAAGAAGAATATATCAATCTTAGTTAAGAACACTCCACCCTCAAGAGTAGAATCTTCTACTAAGAATGTTTGTGCTAGTGGGTCAACCCATCTAGTCTCTTCGCTCTTAGTCTCTGTAACATTTACTAGAGTTCTAGCATCAAATTGTGCCTCAGATGTAACTTTAGCATTTCTGACAGATATAATTGTTTCTTGTGTTGTCTGTAAAATACCTGATGAACTAAATTCTGCCTCACCGCTAGAGTCTGATACTCCTACAACTTTACTATCACTTTTATCATCACTAAGTCTGAATAGTTTTGTTCCAGTCTTAAATTTAAGACTACCAGACTTGCTTGGATCATCAATAAAGAATGAACCTCTAAGATTACCCTTCTTGTCTGTAATCAAATCCTTACTAGAAACTTTGGCAACTGCACCACTTGTTTCTCCAACTAAGTAATCATTTAATTTAGGAGAACCATAGTAATTACCTTTTACTTGATCTGCTAGTGATTTAGTATCAATGTTAATAAAGGTCAAGTTAGAAGTATAATCAGTTGTTGTGCTTATGTCAGTGCCATCAAGAGGGTTAATTGAAATATTCTCGTTAGGAGCTGATATTCTTGCCTTAAACCTAAATTTCTTGTTTCCTTTTTTGACATAAACTGTTTCTCCTATTTGGAATGGAATGTTATTTGTCTTAGAATCTGTGCTTGGATCTTTAATAACACCAATTATCTTAGGTGTAATTAGTTTTTTAGGTATTGCAATACCATCAAAGAATGCAAAAAACTTAGTTCTTGGTTTTAGTTTCTGACATACAAATTCAATGTTTCTAGAACGCATGAACTGAATATGCTCTACTGATACAACCTTACTACCCAATGACTGTTGCTCAATTACAGGAGTAACTCTATATCTTACACCTGTTCTTGATTGTTTTGTGGTAGTTGTAGTTGTAGTATTAATAGTTCTACGTTCCTGTCTTCTACCCTTTCCGCCAGGATCACGCCATGCACCTACTTGTTTATTAACGTCAGTTCCAGTCCATGTGGTTTTCCATGAGTTCCAATGTATAGGAGAGAAACCATTTTGATCTGCATTGTATTCTCTAACTGTAGTCAAGAAGTTACCTTCTACAACAGGACCTTTAACAGGATTGAGTGACTTGGTATCTACCCAGTTATCTGACTCTGGAAATAACTCAAGATCACCAGTGTATGTAAATACGTTAAATGGGTTAACGTTTTCCACAGCTGATGCGTATGGTTGATCAATTAATACAGTAGATGCGTATGGAAGTGTTACGATGTCATCCGTTTGCTGTACATTTGTACTACTTGTGCTGTATTGTAGAGGAACCTGTGTAGTATAGTGAGCAGGACGCATCTGTCCTCTCTCAAAGTCAGTGGATACTCTATAATCAGGGTGTAGTGTATCAGCAGTAGAGAGACTTGCAAAATTATCTACAATAAAACCATTCTTAAATCTATCTAAACCACTAGCGTCTCTGATCTGCATATTTGCAGTGTCACTTTCAAGTAGAGATAATTGTGTATAGTATTCTAATGTCTTGATTCTATCCTCTAATACTTGTATATCTCTAAATGTATATCTCTTAAAGTTTGTTTCTACAATAGTAACATCTTTATCTACATCAAACACATAAGGAGCATATGACACAGTTGCTAAAAGCATTGCGTCTTCTAAATCTTCTGGTGCCTCTGGTCTTCTATTAGGTGCACCTTTTACAATTTGGAATATACTTTCTTTACTGAGGAATAACTTATCAACACGAGGTAGATAATACTGTAAACTCAATGTAGTAGTATCACTAATGCCAGGTATTCCAACCTCATTACTTGTAAATGCTCTATTGACAAAATCAAAATATTTTGTAGTTGTCAATGTAAACGGAGATGATTGAGTTCCACTACCACTTATTTGCTGTGGAACTATTGGACGAAAATCAATTACATCTCGTAACTCAGTTCCTTCATAAGATGGAATAATTTTATAATCTCCTGCATTGTAAGAATCAACAGTATATGGATTAGTACCATTAGAAGTAAAAAATCTATCAAATATAACAAGTAACTTATGTGTTGGTGCTGCTACTCCAGCTTTTCTATTAATTCTAGAATAATCATAGAATTGATCTCTTTGACCATCATCTAGGTCAAAATTATCAGTAATATCTGTACCACCTTCTACAAGACCCCCAGATACAATTTTAAATGTAGCATTAGGTGAAGTCATGTCCTCACCATCTGTAAATTTATCATCCTCAACAGGAATGTAGTATATTCTATTACCTGTAGTAGAAACAATTCTTCCTCTTGAACCAGAAGCAACACCTTCTATTACTTCATCTATAGAGAGAGAACCTAATAAGTTTGTATACTCAAAATATGGAATTTGAGGAGTAGATGAATCTGTAGACTCATATATTGCTTTAATCTTAAATACGTCAGCACAACCAAGAGATATAGAACTATCTTCTATTCTGGTTCCAAATCCACCAGTTACTTGAGTTAAACCATTTGATGATCCTAGAGAGTCATTGATCTCTAAAACCTTCATTCTTTCTGTAGTTTTTGCTTTACCAGATCTATCTGAACTTACTACAGTTCCTATTGCAATGATAGATGAAGGTGCTGAACTGAATGTAAGTGATGCTGATGACGCATTGACACTACTGGTTGTAAATCCATTACCATTAGACATAATTTGTCCATCACCTGTTCCACTGGTGACGATTACAATAAAACTATCATTATCTGTTGCATTTACCCACTGAAGACCAGATCCTGCTGTGACTGATACAGATGTACTACTAATACCTGTGACAGCAACTGATGTTCTAAAACGTCCTGATGGGTTTATTGTACCACCATTATTAGTGTCTTTGATTGCTGCATATCCAAGTGGTGTAAGAAGTTGTTTCTTAGTACCTTCTTTTAATTCTGGACGAGTTCTAATTATGTCACCAATTACTGCACCATTAGAAAGTGTAGTAGAACCAATACGAGTAATATTAATATTAAAATTATTAGTTACAGCAGTAACAGTTGCTTTGTGAGATGCACCATTATTTGAAAACTCTACTATGTCTCCTACTCTCAATTGAGACTTAAAGTTAGACAGTGTAGATGTAATTGTTGCAGATCCTCCAGAATGACCTGATAGAATAGGACCTGAGCCAGGCAATGCGACTTTGACATCTAGTAATGCATCAGCAGTTCCATTAGCGTTGAATGCATATTGTTTAATATCACCAAATCCATAAGTCCTAACACCGCTAGAAGCAATCGTAGCATATGTTGAACCTCCTGCAGTATTTTTCTTTAGTTGCTCTCCTGCTATAAATGTTCCGTTTGTTCCATACAAATATGTTGTAGTGCTTGAAGACACTGTTGCAGCAATAAATCCTGTAGCACCACTGTTAGCACCTACGACATAATCTCCTTGAGTTCCAGATACTGATCCTGTTGTAGTTATTTTTGTATAGAACTGTGTGTCAATTACGTTTACACGATATACCGAATCAGTAGCACCAGCTGCCTGAGATCCTGACTCGTATGATACATTAAGACATCTTGTTACACCTACAGTAGGACCACCCGCAGACTCTCTCAATGCTATTGATGAGTATAGAGCTGGTGCTTCAACCATATTTGTCATCAAAACAAAGTTACCAAAGTCAGAGGTAACTGTTTTATTCACTTCTGTAGTAAATGTTCTTGGTTTTTCTACATCTTTATATGACGTAGATATTCTTTCAGTTCTGTAACCCTGAACATACGCACAACCTGAAGATAACTGTAGTGATAATTTATCTTCAGTTGGAGTTGCTCCACCAGATGTTGTATCTGTAGATTGATATATACCGCCATTAAATCCATCATCTAGATTTTCTTTTGCATCTATCTTAAATTTCTTGACATAGTAATTACCAGATTCTTCTTTTGTTCTAGTTGCTAGAATATCATTTATAAATCCTAGATCACTACGTTCTACCTTCTTTTCTACTTCACCGACGTTGGTTCTTAATAACTCAATAAAGTCTGCTGCGTTTGGAGATGTTAGTAATTTTTTAACTAATGTTAGTGTAATCTTAAACCTATCTGCACCAGGTGCTGAGAAGTTTGTGCTTCCTATAGCATTATCATATAATGTTGCGTCTTCATCAGCAGTTACAATCCTTTCTTCTACTTTTAGACCAACTTTGTATGATGGGTTAGTATCATACTGATCTAAGATAATAGTTTGTTCTGCAACATTTACAAAATATCCTCTTGTAAAGAAGACTCCTGCACCTATACTAGCAGTAGAACCTATTGATGTAGCAGCAGAGTTAAGTAACTGTGCTACTGGTGTACCAGCTGCAATAGTGGTTGATGCATAAGTTATATCGCTTTCGCAAGTAAATGTCTCTCCTGCAGAAAATGTGCTAGTCTCATTATCGTCTGCTTTTTGTAAGTAATTAAGATAAAATGTAATATTGCTTCTTGTAGATGTAGCAGCACTTATTGAAAACAATATACGAGCACGAACACCAGAGGTAGATCCTTTAATAATTGTGCCATCTAAAGCAGTTCTATAATTTTCTACGTCTAAGTTAAGATAACTGTTTTGAATTAATATACATGACACGTCTTTGTTCAAAGTAATACCACCTGGCACCACCATAGAACCTTCTTTATAAACACCTTGACCAAATGTGTCTATCTGATCTTGCAATAAAGTTTGCAGCGTAGTAAGTTCCCTAGCTTGTACAGGAAAGCCAGGTTTAAATAATACTTTCAGAAACCCTTTACTTTTATCGAAGTCATCGAAGTAAGGAGCTATGTTGAGGTTCGTATTCTGTGCCATTTAGAATTCAATTACTACTTTTAGCTCTTCGTTTTGGTCTGCCGAACGAGTGATCGGGATCCTATTATCTAGGTATAAAATTTCACCTGAGTTTAATTCAATTTCTTCGTTGGCATAACCTTCGACAAATGATAAACCTAATTCATAAACAGATACACCTATAGTTATCTGTGTTAATGGAACGGATGATGTTCCAAAAGATCCATTTGGTGTTGCAGTATAAGAACTTGCAGATCCAGTAATTTGATTAGAACCAGAAAACGGAATTACGTTTCCATTAACTGTCCCGTCAACCGAATCTTGATAATACTTTAACACTTTAGTTGTTGCATCATACGATACAACTAGTCCCTTTGCATTTGTAGTTGCTTGGGTGATGGTTTCACCTGGTGCAAATGTACCAGTAGGTGTTCCAGAACCTGCCTGTGGGAATATCAATGCTTTTACAGCAGATCTAGTATTCTGACTACAAACAGTTGTAGTGTTGTAATCAGTAGGATTTAATACGAGACCAACTCTTCTATAAGTCAAGTCATTAGGAAAATCAATAAATGCACTAGTAGTTTCTAACTTACTAGCAAACATCAAACGATACGCACCCAATTCTCTTACAGAATCAAAACCATGTCCACCGTTAGGAGGAAGAACAACGTCAAGAGCAGCATTAGATCCATTACCAACGTTAGTAATGAGACTTACATCTATAGATGCAAAACTATATCCAGAACCCGCTTGTGTAATCGTCACGGAAGATATGGAACCAGATACAATTGTAACTGTGCAAAGTGCTTGAGTTCCACCATTAATATTATAGTCACCACGAATAGGAACATTGGTAAACGTTCCGTTATTATAACCAGTTCCTGCATTATTGATAACAACAGTATCAACAGATCCTGAGTTTGCAGCAGATTTTACAAGTGAATTTGACAATACGGGAATAAACTCTGAAGTAACAAACTTTAGAATGTTATCTGCGTCAATAGTGTAAAGATATTTCCATCTGTATGAATATACGCCAGGACTATCTGATGTTTCAATAATAGTTGTTGAAGTTCCTGTTGGTTCTACCAAAGAAGGGCGTCCTCTTGGAAACTCAGGACTCTCACCATTATAAAGACACTTATAGACATTGAAGTCTGAGTTCATAACATAGAAGTTACTGTCATACAGTCTGGAAGAACCGTTTGCAGTAGTTTTTGTTGGTGCATAATCAGGTTTGTACATAGAGTATGTACGTCCTACTCCACCAGTTGTTTTAGTAGGATCCACCCAATCAACTCTAGGTATTACTAGAGCAGTATCGGATATGTCAACACGCTTAAATGCAACGGAGTCACCATAGGAAGTCCTCGCATACTCGAAACTATCAAGAGGTTCTCCTGTGGGTGGTACATCTGTACTACCCCAAGTTTTCGCTCTACCCACAAACATATACACCTT